ACTGTGGAATCTACTGCGATATCACCTGCGTTAGCAGTAATACCTGCGCCCCCAATTACGTTAAGTGTAACATCACCTGATGTGCCGCCACCTGTCATGCCTGTGCCAGCAACTACAGATGTAATATCACCTACGGGTATTGCAGCTACTTCAGCATCTACATACGCTTTAATTGACTGCTGAGAAGCAACTTTAGTTGCGCTATCCGAAGCCATATTGTCTTCGTCAAGAAAAGCTGAACCGCTTATACCTGTATTCAACACAGGGCTAGTTAGTGTGGGGGTAGTTAGTGTGGGGGTAGTTAATGTGGGGCTAGTAAGTGTTTTGTTAGTGAGCGTCTGAGTACCCGCTAAAGTAGCTACCGTAGCGTCAATAGCAAAAGTCATTGTCTGTGCAGAACCAGTGGTGTCGATACCTGTACCACCAGTAAGCGTCAGCGACTGACTATCTAAATCTACACTTTGTGCGCCCCCAGAATCTCCAGAAAAATCAAGGTCGGACGCGGTTACTTGTGCGTCTACATACGCTTTAATTGACTGCTGAGAAGCAACTTTAGTTGCGCTATCCGAAGCCATATTGTCTTCGTCAAGAAAAGCTGTTCCACTTATGCCTGTATTTAACACAGGACTGGTTAGTGTTTTATTAGTTAGTGTCTCAGCCCCTGCCAGAGTAGCTAAAGTACCAGTCGTAGGTAATGTTACATTAGTAGTTCCAGTCGTAGTGAGAGTAAGTGCGTTAGCCCCTGCAGTTGTAAATGCTGCGGCAGTAGTAAGCGCCCCTGCCAAGGATACGGTGTATCCTCCAACAGATAAGGATTCAATATTCGTAACACCTTCAACAACGTTTGTTCCGTCACAGAACAACAACATTGTTTTCCCATCAGGGATAGCGATACCAGTTCCTGATGCGGTTTTTAAAGTAATAGCTTGCCCTGCGGCATTTTTAGCAATGTATATCTTACTAGCGTCGGGACAAATTACAGACCCCGCGCCTGTTAATGCGGTTCCGGTGTCGGTGAACTCTAACATAGCGGCACGAGATTCAGATGTAGTTCCGTTAGCAGTAGTTAGTGTGTGCGAGTTAGCAGTCCAAGAATCAATTACTTTGCGACCAGCAATGGCTTCTTCAATCATAGAAGTAATATTGTCATTGACAGTATTACCCCATGTACCACTTAGCTCTCCTTGAGTAGGGAGCGCGAGTTTTAGTATAGACGTATAAAGCGTTGCCATATTTTAATCCTTGTTTGACTACATTCTGCCAACTTGTGATATATCTTGTTACAATACTACCCTAAATAGCCTAATATACGCTAGTAATTTCTACTTACGAAAGCCTTATAACAGCTGTAGTTTCCGTAACAGGAGGAAAATCTACAGTAAAATTACCTCCTGAAGTGCTATAATCTGCCCCAAAATCTAAAACTGCCACCGCTGGGTCTCCACCTCCAGATTTGTAAATCAACGCGCTCCTAGCGGTAATATTACTTGTACTCCATACAGTATCTACAAAACTTACTATACAACTTGTTCCTGCTGTAGCTGCTGGTACCAACGTAAGTGTGTTACCTCCGGCAGTATACCCTGTACCCACAACTTCATTGCTGGTGCTATAGGCAGTTGTAGTCTCATTTATATTAGCGCTAGATGTGTACAATGCTATCTTAAATGTTTGTGTAGTGTTGGCGCTAAAATCCATTTCTCCATCAAACACGGCTTTTTTAAACGAAGTACACATAGTTTGTTTAGTCGCCATTATCGTCCCCTAACTTACTTCTGTCCGAAACTGTCCAGAACGATACGCGTCTTCTCGTAGTTTGCCATCACCCAGATTCTTAAGAAGCCCTATAGATAAAGCGTATAACTTACCATACTCAGCTACTATATCAGGCTCACTTTTCATAAATCTTGTAGCTTCTATAAGAGCGCCGTTTAGCAACGCAGAATCAAATTGATCTCCCAACCACGTAGTACCAGCGGTAACTATGGATTGTGGGTAATACCCATATACGTGCTCAAGTTCGTAAGCGGCATCAGGTGTAGGCGCAAGTTCGATCTGTGTTTGCCCATAATAAGCATAAAATTTAGGTAGCCCATAATGTGTGGCAGTGTTTACGGGGTATGCTTCACGTAGGAAGTTAACGTCTTTATTTAGTAAGTACGTATACGTGCTACTACTTATTACTGCCAAACTATATGTGTACAGAAAATCTGTAGGTAGTGTGTACAGCTTGTTAGTATTCACCAAAGGCCCAGTGTCTACTTTACGCAGAGCAGGTATTTGAACAGTATTATATATCTTCTGTTCCGCCTGCTCAGTAAACATGGCAAGCTGATCCGCTGTGAAAGTTGTTTCACATATATCCTGTATATTTGCTGTCAGCTCTGTATAGTTCATGTCTTACGCCATTGGTCCGCGAGCGTACAATCCTTTAGTAGCTGCGCCAGTACCACGTACTTTAACACCGCCCTTAGACGCACCTTTTGATTTTACAGAACCGCCACCGCTATATTTTTTAGCTAGCGCTGGGTCCATTTTCTTTTGGACCTTTTCTGGCAACTTGGAAAAACCCGTCATATTTCTGTTCATTTCAATACTCCTACTAAGTTGTTACAGTAACTGTGCCTATAAATCCAGTCCCAACAACTCCTCGGACCGGTATGACTTGCGCTCTGCTCTGAGCGTATTGATTGTAATCTGGACGCGGATTACGGATAGCCTGCGGATCATCTACAGGGAATGACCCCAAACTTAACTGCGGTTGGTCAGGATTCCAGCACTCTGGGCAGGCCATTAAGTTACTGTTACGCCCTTTAACTATAAGATCACGAAGTTCACGTAATTTATACTGAAACCCACAAATATCGCATATGGCTAGAGATTTTTTACCTGAAGCAAACCTGCTCATACCTACACCCTATTCACTGCAGGTACAAATCTGAGAGGGGTTTTCTCCCGATCTTCTCCCGCAGCTAATACAAATTGAGCTTCATATTCGGCTTTTAACATCTCTACTCTTGGAGCCAACTCAGGAACTTTCATAGCAATATGATACGCTAGCCCTGCTACAAGACATGGCAAGAACCTAAAGTTCATATCCGCTGTCTGTACACCGGTACCTGCATCTTCAATCCGGCGTAATCTATAGTACTTAAACACGTAGTTATTATTATCTGGTACAGGCCATACATTTATTTGCGGCGCAGCCACCAACCGTTCAATCCAAACTTGGATTGGCCTACCTCGTGTTAACTTGTTTGGTATAGACGCGTAAGTACTCACACTAATACGAGTTATAGTAAGGTCTGTTTGAGTATTTACATTTCCTGAATCTGTACGGATCACTTGCTCTAGCAAATCAATAGTATCCGCAGGTAACGCGTATTGCCCTGTGCCTGCGACTAGATTTACTGTGCCTTCATCTACAGTCCACAAGTTAATACCACGATTTTGCCACTCAATAGTCATAAGATTCATAGACCTGCGAGCAGTGCGAAGATCATACCCAGAACGCATCTCACGACCTGCGCGTTCCCACGCTTCTTCCGCGATCTCGGTAAACTCCATGTTAAAATCTGTGGTACCTGAAGTAGCCATCGGTTAAACCTTTGCTAGAATAGCTTTCGCTTTAGTCACCAATGATGACTTTGTTTCTCTACGATCAAGCTCGACACCGTGCTTACGCATCATAGCTTCAAGTTCTAGTTTACTCATGTCATCGAGATCGACAGCATCAGACGTTGCTTTTGGCGTAAATTTTTTAACCCCACCACCCATCTCTGTGAGCTTTGCTTCTGCTTGTGCTTTAGACATAAGGTCAAAAACCTTTACATCGTAGGTTCCGTCAGAGTTTTTTACTCCGATCTGATATACTGGTTCCCCAGTAGAAAAATTACCGTTCTGAAAAACTTCCATCAACTTTTCCTTTTACGTTTTGCTGGAGATACTCTACGAGGTTTACCAGCAGGTTGTCCTAAACTTTTCTTCTGTGTAATTTTTTTACGTTTTTCAGAAGAACTCATTTCTCCAGAGGTTTTTGGGGTCTTAGAAGAAATCCTTTTGCTGGGGCGACAATATGGAGTACCCCGTTTTTCACCTTTGCTACGCCCACATGCTTTCCCCGTGGAAACGTCTTTCCAGTCTTCCTTGAACCATCGCTTGAGCGCCGCACCTTTTTTTGTCTTTCTTACTGCCACTATTTACCCGCCTTCTTCTTTCGGCATTTAGCAATAGCCCCACTTGCATATGCTGATGGGAAGACCTTGTAAGAAGACTTTACTTTATGGTAGCACGCGTCTTTAACGGTACCGCCTTTTTTGTAGCCTTTGCTGCATTTAGCGCACCCACAGTCTTTTTTATAGTACCTACGCACAGCCCCTCCTCCGTCTAGCTAACCCACCACGACGCAGTTTAATTGGCCCACCAGCCTTTCGACCAGTTTTATACCTGTCCTTAACAGGCATTTTCATAAGCTCAGTATACCGCTTATGCTGGTCGTTGGTGAGCCGTTGCACGTCTTCGTTAGCTATTCTAAGGATTTCTCTGTCAGTCATTACGAACTCTTCATAGTGACCATTTTAGCTGGACGTACACCCTTTGAAGCCATACCAGCGCCACGAACCTTGCCGCCTTTTTTGTAGCCCTTCTTCATCATCTTACCGCCCATGGCGTAACCTTTTTTCTTCATCATGCCACCGCCAGCTTTCTTTTTGTCTTCGTTTACCATGTTATCAAACTTGCTGAGGTCTATGTCTATTGGCTTCGTCCTACTGTTAACCCGCGCGGATGATGCGTTCTTCATCAGGCTTTTCATG